GACTGGTATGGAATTGGTCCATAGTTATTTGTAATAGCCTATGCGCCTTAATTAATAGAGTTTGTAACTCTAAATATATATAAAATTATAACTCAAGCTGTGCTTGAAAGGAAAAATTATGAGTGAAGAAAATAAAGTAGTTGAAGAAGTGACTGCAAACGAAGAGTCCAACGAGACTCAAGAACAAGAAACTGTTCAGGAGGAATCTGTCACTAATGACGAGGTAGATCCGATTGAACGTGAAGTCCAAGAGAGGCTTGCTAAAATGAAATCCAACATGGATCGCATGGCTAGTGAGCGTGATGAAGCTCTTAGGAAAGCAGTTGAGATTGAACAAAAACAAAAGCAAGATCAAATTCAACGACTAGAGGAAGAGGGTAAACTGCAAGAAGCTTTAGAAATGAAGCTGGCAGAAGCCCAAGCAAGGCTAAAGGTATTCGAAGAAGAAAATATCAAGCTAAACCGTGACAGTGTAGTTAATTCTGCGCTAGGGGGCTTAGACTTCCGTAATGAGCGTAGTCGTCAAATGGCCTATCGTGATATTGTTGAGCAACTCGTTCAAAATGATGATGGTCTTTGGGTTCATAAAACAGGAACTAACATTCAAGACTTTGTTACTTCGTACTCTAAGAATGAAGATAATTCTTTCTTATTCCGTGTTAAAGCAAATACAGGCGCTGGAACAGCAAACAACTCCGGCGCTCCGTCAATGGATCAAAAGAAATCTATTGGTGAAATGACAACAGAAGAAGTACTTGCCCTAGCCGCTAAAGGCCAATTAGGTAATTACTCATATTAATACTATATATAATACCATAAGGAAATAAATCATGGCTATTACAAATACAGACTTTCAAAATGTAGCTCTCGCAATCTCTGCTTATGCAGACGAAGCTTACACAACTGAAAAGAAATTGAACTCTACAGGTATCGTTGGTCAACGTGACGATATTAACGCTGATGGCGAATCCTTTGTTGGTCAGTTCCGTTGGTACAAACCACTGTCTGCAAACATTAACGTTCCTTCTTTGTCTTCTGCAACAGACGGTACTTACACTGATGTTACAACTGACATTGCTAACTACGTTAAGACTGTTCGTACCTTTGGTGCGCAGCAAGTTAACTTGCAAGAAGTTGTATCAAAGCAAGACGGTCTTTCCAAAATTGCTCGTGACTTTGCACAAGTACGTGGTGATGACGAAGGTAATGCTTTGCTGTCCGTTCTTAAAGGTGTTGCTGCACACGAAGTCGCCCTTGGCGATGCTGGTGGCGCTGGTAACGGTGGTATCACAACCTTTGAAACAGATGCAGATGCAGCCGCTACAGGTTTCTTTGTAGACATTAACGATGCTGGTGACTTCGGTGCCGCTGCAACAGGTTCTTCTGACGCACGTAAACTGTTTGACTCCTCTGCTATTGGTGCTGCTCGTGGTGAGCGTCTCTTTAAAGCAATCGGCATGGCATACAAAGACCATGAGCCAGACTTCATGTATCTCGCAACTTCTCCTGAAGTTATGGCTGAAATGCGTGCTGCTAACTTGGTTGATGACACAACAGTAACTGATGGCAACCTTGAGTTCTCCACAGTCTTTGGCGGTAAATTCCGTTTGATCATGACTCGTGCAACACAAACACAAGCTGCTGCTTCTGGTGACTTGAACGCTCAGTCTACTAAGTGTTCCTTCATCTTGAAGCCAGGTTCTGTTTCTTTCGCACCTGTAACTACACCTACTCCTGTTGAAGTTGACCGCAATGCGGCTGCTTACACTGGTGGCGGTTCGACAAACATTTGGTACCGTTATGGCTTCATCATGCACCCAATGGGTTATGACTGGGCAGGTGCTACTAACGCATTTGCAACTAACGCAAACTACGCTGCAGCTGCTTCGTATGTTCGTAAAATGGATGCATTGAACCTCGGCATCTTGCCTGTTTACCACTCATAATTAGACTAGGAGGGACTAATGGCTTTAGTTCTTAATACTAATAGTTATGTAGAAATAACAGAGGCTAGTGATTACTTTGAAACTCGGATTGATTCTGCCAGCTGGGATACAGCTACAGAGGCAACTCGTGAGGACGCACTAGTAACTGCTACACAAATTATTGACAACAATCCCTGGATTGGCTCTGCTGTTAGTCCTTCCCAAGCTCTTGCATGGCCCCGTAAAAACGCTCTTTATTATGATAATCGATTAGGATTACAAGTTACGTTTTCAACTACTGAAATACCTAACTTAGTTAAAATTGCAGTTTACGAACAAGCCTTGCACCTACTAAATAACGAAGACCTTTTGGCACAAACAACACAAACATACGAAAGTATTAGTATTGGTAATATTAGTTTGAGCGACTCTAATAATGATGTCACTCGTATTTCTGTTACTCCAAATTTCGTTATTAAACCTATTCGCCCACTCTTAAGAAGAGGCGTTACAGGGGTAGGCTCTGGTTGGTGGAGGAATAACTAATGTCACTTTCTGCTAAAGTAACTGTTGCCGTTAATAAGGCATTTACTGCTGCAGGAGACTTGGTTAAACAAGGTACACTTTCTTCAAAATCTGTTTCAGGATACGATTTCGCAACTAAAAGTACTGTAAGTACAACTAGTAGCGTAATTGTAGATGTTATTATTCAGTCAACTCAAAAACCTTCTGGTGATGGTTTTACAGTAACTGCAATGATGCGTTCAGGTGTCAACCTGTCTGTCTATGATACTTTGACTGTTGAATCAAAAGTATACAATATTGTTGATTACAGCGATAATGGTTTTACTATTGAAGCAATTCTAGTGAAGGAGGCTTAATAATGTATGATAATGTTTTAGACGACATTGAATCTATTTTTGCCTCTGCAACTTGGACAGCAAATAACATAGATATTTACCCTGATAACTATCAAGGTACAATATCAACAGAAAATGAATTTTGTAGATTAAGCGTATTACCAAGTTCTAGTGGCCAATTGGCTCATGGTGGCATTAAAAGTTTAAGTGGCCTCGTAGCCATTAAAATCTTTGTTAAAGCTGGTGAGGGTCAATCTCGCATTATGGCGATCTCAGATATTCTTGACATTAGTCTTGAAAACAAAAAACTAACCAACGGTACAGAGCTTGCTACATCTTATCTGAATGTGGAAGGGCTAGACCCGTCTAATAAGTCGCTTTATAGCGCAAGCTACATAATACCATTTACAATATACGGAGAATAAAAATGGCTCATATTTCATCCCTAGGTGCAGGTATCTTTTCATATCTTGACATCTATAGTGGCGTAACTACCCCAGCAAGTGAAACTGCTACGGGCTATGCCGCACTTTTTGCTTCAGCAAACTCTGCTGACATTGATCGTATGCCTTCTGTTCGGGAATTCCCTTCAATTGGTACACCTGCAAACATCGTAAACGTCCCTGTTTACGGTCAAGCTACATCATCTCAGGTACAAGGTCAGGCTGACGCTCCTTCTTTGGAAGTCACTGTCAACTACGTTGCCGAAGATATGCAAGACTTCCACTCGCTAATCGGTCAAGAAGTATACTTCCGCTTCCTGATGTGTTCTGCAAACGTTGACCTTGCAACTTCTTTGGGCGCAACTTTGGCTACAGATAACACAGAATTTTACTTTAAAGGTAAAATCGAAGCTATCTTGGTTAACCCTGCCTTGACAGATGCTACAACAGCAACAGTTACATTGTCTGCTCAGTCCGACTTCTTTGGACCAGCAACAATTGCTGCGGCTTAATTAACATATTAATATTGAGGGGGCGAAAGCCCTCTCTTTATTCTATAGTAGAGAGGTATATGTTTATATATGGAAAAGCCATTTAGTAAAACATTTGTTATGAGGACAACTTTTCGCCATATGCGAAGAAGCGTTGATATTAGTATTCGTAAGAGTTTTGAACGTTTTCAAGACTTTGACAATGACTCTTTAATGGGTCGGGAGATCATGGAAACCCTTGATACCCTACACAAAGTACGGAAAATGCTTGATGACTTTCAAGC